GTGCAGACCCAGCATTTCATGCCCCCTTCCCTACTGAGCCCATGCCGGTTTGCCGGGCGCTGTGGGGCGCTGTGCGGGCGCCGCAGAAGTAGGCGCGGCCGTGGGGGCCTGGGAGGCGAACGACGCAGCCGTGGGCCGCGTCGGGGCGCCAGTGGCGCCTGATCTGCCGGCGCCCTGCGCATAGTCGGGATGGTCCGGCTCGACCGCGAGCTTCACCACGTTTTTCAGCTCGCCGCGGCCGTCCTTCTCAATATCGATGCGAGCGACAAACTCGAGGCCGTCCAACTCATGAAAGCCCGCAATACGGCGGGCAGCAGCGGCCTGCGGCGAGTTGTCCTGCGGCCGGATGTTGCGGGCGCTGTTGAGCGCGGCGCGCACGAAGGTACGGCCCATATTTCCCCAGTTCGGACCCTTGGGGCTTTGCAGGCCAATGTTTGACCACATCTTGCGACGGGCGAATTCGCCCTCGAGGATCACGAACTCGCAGGACAGGTAGATCGAGCCGGTCTCGAAGCTCTGGGTGGCGTAGCCACCGTTCCAGCCCTGCGCCGGGTCATCGAAGCCACCGGGTTTGATGGTCATGCGGACACGGGCGACCGTGCCCTTGGGGATCAGGTCGAAGGATTGCTGCTGTTCGGCATCGTTGAAATCGTTCCAGGCGGACATGGGGTTACTCCTTGGTTGGTCGGGTGTGGGTGGCGGCGGCGCACTTGTCGATGAGCGCGCGCAAATCGGGGGGCTCCAGCAGATCGAGCTGGCCGGAGCGGTCCTTGGCCGGAAAGCCATAGGGATTCATGGTTTGAGTGACGAAGGCGCGGTAGGACGAGCCGTCCTCAGCCTTGATTTCGGCAAGCGTCACAACCTCGTCGACGATGCCGGGTAACTCCGCCGCGGTCTTGGCACCTTCGATCTGCGGCACGAACACCTTGCGGTTGAAGTCATCCATGCGCTCGTCGAGGATTGAGACGAACACGACGTGCTTGCCGCGGGCGTGCTGCAGGTGCATGAGGGCGCCCAGCATCTCAGTGCCGAGCAGGCCGTAGGCGCCACGCGTATCGGGTTTGCCGGTACGCTCGGACATCGCCTGCGGTTGGGCCTTCGACCAGATCAGCGCCAGGCGAGCAAGAACCGTGATGCTGTCGACGAAGTAGGTGTCGTACTTGGCCAGCTGAGCCGGATCGCCATAGCGCTCGCAGACATGCTGGTAGTGCGCCTCCGAATACGGCGACTCGGGAGGCAGCGCCAGATTGGGGCCAGCTAGAAACACGACGAGATCGCGGAACTCAGGCCAGGTGGCCGGGCGGACACAGTCGCCACGCCAGTCCTTGACCGCAAGATCGCCGGCTTCGAGATCGACAAAGAGCGTGGTCGCCTCAGGCAGCGTCTTGAGCTGGGTGGTCTTGCCGATGCCGCTCTTGCCGAGAAGCACCAGCTTGACGCCCTTCTTCTCGCGCAGACGCTGGTCGGCAGTAACGATCGGCAGTGCCATCACGCCACCTCCTTCAGCTGCTCGACGACCGCCGGATTCCAGAGAATCTGGTGGCCGCTTTGGCCATTTCGCGAAAACGGCATGGCCTCGACCCACGCCTTGCCGGCGTCGGTGAGTTCCCATTCGTCGCGCTCATTACGGAACTGAAATCCGAGGGTTGCAAGGCGCTGGTTGGTGGCCTTGGCTAACGACCCGGCCAACTTTCCCAACTGGGTCGCGTTGTGCGAGCAGGTCGGCTCATTGGCGGCCGGAAGCGCGCGGCGCAGGGTCTCGATCACCAGCCCTGTGATCTCCTGGATGCAGGTGAGCGTGGCCGCCATGGCGATGCCGGCCTTCACGCCCGGCACCTTTGCAACGGCATCACCGACCAGCAGCAGGGAGGACACGCGGTCCTGCGTGAGTGCCGGCAAGGTGGCGACCGGGGTCGCTGAGTAGGCGCCGGTCTTGCGGATCGCGGGCAGGACCTCGCTGGTGACCCAGCGCTTGAATCGCGTTGCGGAGTCCTTGGTACTGCAGAGGATCAGCGCGTACAAGCCGGACTCATTGACATGGTTCTGCCTCTGGCGTCCGCCCGGGGTCAGGGTGTCCAGCTTTTGGACATCCTCTGCATCCACATGGCTGTCGAGTGCTTGCCGTGGGTTACCGAGTTCCAGAGCGGCACAAGCGTCGCTGGCGTTTAACCAAGACTGGCCAACTTCATCGACCTGCACACGCAGGGCGTGGGATTCGAATTGGAAGGGAATGAGGGTGCTCATGATCATTCCTGCCACGCGATTGCGGTCATCCGATCCGCACCGAGCACGCCGGACTTTCGAGCCTTCTGGTACAGATCCTCGATCGCCGAGCAACGACGGCTGACGATGGACTGCACCCCCGATGCCAGTTGGAGGGCAAACGCCAGCTCATCGATGGTTGCGCTCTCAGTGGGGACGGAGACGTCCTCGCCTACGCGGTTGCGATAACGAATTTCGCCGGGCATGTGATCCGCATAGAAAGAGCCAACGCGTTTGCGCAGGACAAGCTTGTTCAAAAATTTCATGATTCAGTCCTCGGATTCGGCGGTCAGGTCATAGGAGGCCTTGCCGGGTTTGACGGTGCGGGCGGCGGCGAACTGCTCGCGCAGCGTCGTGGGCCAGTTGGTGAAGCGGGATTCCGGGACGCTGAACTCGACATCCAAGTAGTCCTCGATGCGATCGCCGCTGGCAGCAATGCGCTTAGCCATCTCAGCCAGTTGGGTCTGATCCCAGGAGACGCGCTTTGGCGTATCGACCGTGACGCGGATCGGTCCATCCCGGAAATGGACGGTGCCGAAGTCCTTGCCAGCCTCGGAGCGCGCTGTCCGCTCCTGCTCGGCGTACCGGCGCTTGATTGCGTTGTGGGTTTTGGCTTGCGCCTTTTTGACCCACTCGACCAGCTGTGCGAGGTTGAAGTGAATCTCGCGCAACTGTTCGGCGGGCAGCGTTGCCAGGTCAGCTTCCGTCATTGCGGTGAGCCGGTCGGGGAAGATAGTGATGTCGGTCATGACCATTCCCCTCACTGGTACGCACGAGCGAAGCTCGAGTAACGCGAGACGCGGCGCTCGAAGGCCTCGATTTCGTGCAGGAGGTAGGTGACCCGGCGACCGAGCTTGCAGTAGATCGGACCGAGCTGCTCTTGACGCCAGCGGCGCAGAGTCTTAACAGACAGTCCCCAGCGACAGGCGAGCTCGAATTCGTCGAGCGCGATGCGAGGCTGTTTAGGACCGCCGGGGCTTGGTGAGCGCGAGAAGCGCCCTCGTGTAACGAGGGGGGTTGGATTTTCCATTTGCAGTGCTCCTTTGAAAAAAGTGGGCACTGCTTATTCTTGGGACGCAGTTGCGGATCAATTCCGGATTGCTCTCCGGATAAAACACCGGAAATTCAGCATCGGTGCTATTCCCGGAGTCTCAACCGGTAGTGGCCGTGTCCAGGGCTTTCAAGCCATTCGCGCCAGACCTTCTTGCCGAAGACACTGTCGGGGTCTCGCCCACAACCTGTTCGCGCAACAACATCCGACCACTTGATGCTGGACTCGTGACGCCCCCTCCAAAAGGCTGCGATAACTCCCTTCTGCTTCTCGCCGGAAAATACCTTGGGCATCGTCATGTGATGCAGCTTGAGCTCGCCCGTGCGCTCATCAAACCATTCATCGGGCTCGCACCCGTCTGCGGGCACGCCGCGCAGCAGGCGGTTCATAACATCGCGGTCGCAAACGACGCCATCGGCGTCGGAGATCAGAAGATCGTCGAGCCCGCACCGTTGATGGCCATTGGGCAACCCTCCGTCTAGATTGCTGGCGGTGATCACGATGCCATGCCCCAAGCGTGCAGCATCGAACATCTGCTTTCGCCAATCGGCAGCGCATTGCAAGAGGCGGCGCGCTATATAGATCGGTGCAAACTGGTGCGTGTTCCCGACACGGACGTCGCCCAGATGCCAGAGGTGGCCGTCGATGATGTCGCGCCTGCGCGCGCGGTGGGCGTTCTCGATGTCGAGGATCTCGGCAATCGCATCCAGCCACGCATCGACGTTGAAGGCGTACGTGGAAATGTCTTCGAGCGGCCGAGTCAGAAATC